ATCGTGAACGGCTACAAGGCCATCCAGTCCCCGAGGGGGCCTTCAGTACCAGGCACCTGGCAACCCGCAAGCGGGAGCCACGTCGTTCGTTTTAATTCCCTTATTTCGCAAACGAGTCGGTGGGCTAAACCCTTATCGGCACACTCGTCGCAGACATGCTCATACGGCACAATGTCCACTGAGGGAGTCTCTCTTAGTAGGTACATTTTCCGTTTCCAACCGCGTTCGAGACAGTCGAGGATAGCATCCTCCACGATTGGTTTGTTCCTCTTGATCGCTGCGCGTAACGAAACGCCCACCGATCCTACAGTCTTTACCGGCAGCTTCTCCCTGGAGGGGATATAGCCTCGTGACCGCAACCTGTCGACCTCCAGTCTTATGAGGTCAACCTCTTCACCGCGAGATAAATCGTATCCTACAGGCTTGGATACTACGGGGAAGGGGTTGAAGCGCTTTGGTTCCTCCACGGGAACAGAGAGCAACGGCTGACGAAGCTCCTTGCACCGCACCAGTGCGTTAAACTGCTGGGCGCTCAGAGGCTGTTGTAATTTCTCTTTTTGTGTGGATAGCTGAAACCTGGCCCTACGAGCCAGGAAGAGAAAGCCTTCTTCAGTTAAAGCGGATTGGGAAGCAAAGCCCAACACGTCGCTAACGTCACGCCCCATAAAGAGGGCGCTCAAATTAATTTTCTTTTGTCGGATGCCGTTAATGAACAGGGTGGAATTGATTTCTCCCTTCTCGGCATCAACCATCGTCTTTTCTTCGTTCAACACAAGCCCAGCGCGGGACCCGTGTCTCCTGATTCCATTCAGAAGGCCACCAGCACCTACCTCTCTGGTCAACAAATCATCACCGTTGATTAGACAGCGATGGCGCGTCCATTCCTTGAACGTGACTTTCCCTTCGATCAGGAGATCGTTGAGGGCGAGGTCGACAACCGTCTTATTTATAAGACAAAGTAATGGGAAGCTCATCAGGCTCCCCATAGGTTGACCCCTCTCGGCGTACGTACCGTCGATACGAAGCCTACCGACGACGCGCAGAGCGCGGATGTCGTCGTCACTTAGCCCCTCTCCTTTGTCGATTAATTCCTCTATGGCGGCTCGCGTATATGCGACTTTTATTCGATCAGTGGCCTGACTATAGTCAACACTGATATACGCGCAGCCATTCAAAGAGGAGACTGCCTTGTTAGTAGGGTCACCAACTAACAGCCATTCCTTCCGTTTAAGGTTGCTGTATAACGAGTGATGCAGCGGGTACAATATTGAATTGTTCCTCTCCGAAAAGAGCGTAACAATTCTGGGCTTCCCCGCGGAGACAACGGACTGCACAGAGCACTCCGTTGAAAACTCTCCCGGGATCCAGGTCCCCCCGTCGCTCCTGCTCACTCCTAAGCAAGCGTGACCATTCGGAATATATGGCCACTTACCTCGATTCCACCCACGCTCGATATTTTTACCTAGCTGGGCCGCGAATTGTGCTAAGTGGGCGTCATCCACTTCGGTAGCACCGAATCTTTCCTCCTTCCATTTGTCAACCTGCCGGGCTACCGTCGTACTTTCGCACGACGGACAATAGCTCTTTTCAAGCTTTTGCGATGTTTTTACCGACAGTTCTCCTATTTCGTTTAGGTGATCGAAACAGGACCGGATAGCGGATCGGAGGTGACCGCATTCAATCCGGGAAGGGAGAGCACGCGCCCTCTTCAACCTGAGTTCCTTCTCCAGGAAACGCACACAGGTCCGAGCCTTCCTCCTAAGGCTCGCCCCTTTACTACAGCCCTCCCTGGGGGAGGAGCGACCGCTTTTATTTCGTGACGGTGGAGTTTTGTCTCCATCGGGGCGCTTGTCATCAACTGCAGCATAACACCCTTTCCGCTGCAGGGAGGCGAGCCGTTTTTGGCAAAGGAAAGAACTCGATACGGGACCGAGAGAAATAGAAACGGTAGAACCGAATGGGAGCCAGAACAACTTAACTGGCCAATTTGTTGTCACCATATTTCTGTTTCTTTTAGTGCCCTTTCAATTTCCTTTTATAGACATGAGGGACGGGCCGTCCCGGTCTTTCAGGGTTACAGATGACAAAAGGTGAATGGGAACCACAATGCCGTGGGCGCTAGCGCTGACACGACCGGTTAACAGAATCCGACATTTTAACCCGGACAGATCTCAACAGAGGTCCGAGAGTCTATTTAGTAAACTGTGGAAACCGGAAGCTTCGCGCGCCAGTGGGTACTACCCCACACCGAAAGCGCCCAGAAGCCCCAACATCACCTTTACGAACGGATCTCACACCGTCCAACCTCGTATCTAAGGGTTCTACGCCAAAGATACCCACTGCTCCCTGGGAGCCAAACCCCAGTTCATGCGCAGGAGGAGCACAATCCCCGAGGCGATAGCGAACTAT